ATCGGTGCGATCTTCGGTCCAAGGCGAGGTGCCGCGCCGCCGCTCAACGTTACACTCCGCGGCACGATCGAATTTCGACGCCTCATCTTCGGCAGCGTCCGCACGGGCGGCGTGCTCGTCCACTACGGGACCAGTGGCAGCAATGGCGATGATCTGTGGTACGTCATCGCCTACGCAGGGCACCAGAGCAGCGCATTCCACGACTTCTGGCTCGACGAGCGCAGGATCGCATCGTCGGACATTCCTTCCGGCGCCGGCGGCGTGGTCACGGCATCGCCGTGGAACTCCAAGCTCGCGATCTACAAGCATCTGGGCACTTCAGCGCAGACCGTAGATACGAACCTGGACGCGGCCTTTACCGAATGGACGACGAACCACAAGCTACAGGGGATCACATACGCTGCGATCAAGATGACGCGGGATACCGGCGTCTTCCCAGACGGAGCGCCGAGCAGTGCCTCGTGTCTTTTGGACGGCATGCTGACCTACGACCCGCGTAAGGATTCAACGAACGGCGGGTCCGGCTCACATCGCTACACGAATCCCAGTACGTGGGAGTTCTCCCGCGATCCTGTGCAGCACATCCGCTGGTACATGACTGGTGGATCGGTCCATAACGACATCACGACGCTGCTCGTGCGCTACGGTTGCGGGGAAAGCAACAGTCGCCTCGATGACGCGTACACGATTGCGTCTTCCAACGTCTGCGACCAGACGCTGAGTGGCGCCAACGCACCGCCGAGCGGGAGTCAGTCGCGCTACCGATGTGACCTAGAGGCACATTGCGGTGAGACACGGCGTGAGATCCTCGGCGCACTGCTCGCGTCGATGGCCGGCAATATTTTCTATGTGCGCGGTAAATGGCGCATCCTTGCGGGAGCCTATGATGCGCCGAGCCATACGCTCACGCAGGACGACATCTACGACGATGACTTCAAGGTCGACGACACGGTCGGGCACGACAAGCGATACAACGCAGTCTCACCAGTCTTCATCGATGCGAGCCAGCAATACATTCAGACGACAGGAGTGCTGCGCACTGATTCATCGTATGAGACTCAGGACGGCGGTGAGCGAATCCCTATCACACTGACGCTGGACGCCGTCACCGACCAATATCAGGCTCAGCGTATCGCAGAAATCCATCTACGTAAGTCGCGCATGATGCGGTCGATGACCCTTCCAGGCGCGCTGAATCTCCTGCCAGTAGCGCTGTTTGAAACACTGACCTTTTCGCACACGCGCTACGGCTGGACTAATCGCGTATTTCGTTGCCTACAGCGCACATTGAATCTGGGGCAGGGCGCAGGACGCGTCGATCTGATATGCCAGCGCGAAGACTCAGGCGTCTGGACAGACCTGCTGACGGCGGACTACACGACCGGTACTAGTTCAACAGACGTGTTTCAGCAGGATGGTCCGAACTCGCCTACTGGCCTGACAGCCACTGCCATTCCCAATGGCATCCAGTTCAAGGTGACACTGCCATCGTATTTCGTCGCTGGAAGTACGGTTGAGCTCTACCAGCACACGGCATCCACGCCATTTGGGAGCGCTTCCAAAATAGCGGCGTTCACGGGTGATACATTCATCCTCACGACGACCGATACGACCACTCGGTATTACTGGGTCCTCATTCGAGATCAGCGTGGCGCAGTAAGCGGAACGTATCCTGCAAGCACGGGGCAGGCGGGCGCAGCAGATGCAGGCATCAACACACAGACGGCTGCGATTAGCAGCGTCACGATTTCGAATGTCCAGCATATCCCAGATGGGTTCTCGTTCAACGATACGCTGGCCACCCTCAGTTATACGCCGAGCGTCAATTGCGTAATCGAGATCACGGCAACGTTCACAGTCGATTACACGACCGATGGAGCGGGAACAGGTGTAGCGCAGTTGCAGATGTCAATCCAGGACGGAACTTACGATGGCTTCAAGGAACAGTTCTGGTATGACAAGCCCGGTGCTGGACTAGGCTCCAAGAATGCTGTGACCATCGTGCGTAGCTTTTCGGGCTCCGCTGGAGTCGGCGTGACCTACACAGCCTGCGCGGCTAAGTTCGCAAGCGGAGATACGGTGACATGCAGTAACGGGCAGATGATCCTGAAGGCGTTTCGCTGAGTTATCGGCAGCTCTGTGGATTCTGCCTGCATGGATCGGGCGGAAGACGCACGTCGTGCGTGTCGTCCTTGCTCGAACTGTTATTGCGGATCGTCGCGGCCACTGAGCCAAGCAGGACGGCGGTGCCGATTCCTGTGGCTATGGGGTGACGCTTCACAAAGGAACGTGTCGACTCGCAGCCTACAAGACTGAGGATAAACGCGATAATTAGGCATGTCTTCATGAGCACCTCAATGTGTATTCGAGCATGAAGAGACTTGGGAAGGCTCGCGCGTTTTCAATTGTGCAGGTACGGCCTTCTTTTTGCAGCGCTCGGTTTAGAGCATCCAGATAGACGGGTTTGATCGAATCAAGATTCGCGATCCAGTCGAGCGGTCCGTTCCATCCATTTTCGCGGAATACCGCACCTTTCGGTGGGGTCACATTAGCGTGCGGATCGCCCGACCAATCGAAGCGCACATCGAGTGTTTTGATATTCGAATACGGCAGTTCCACCGCTACAGCGGTAGCCGGTTTATTTGCGTAGGTATCTCGCAGGCGTATGCCTGGAGTGCAACCGGCTGCAATCAGCCAGGATAATACGATGCAGAAGTTCCTGAAGAGCGTGAGCAATCTTTTGCTCATCTTTTCGCCGTTCCTCTGGCTCGCCCGGATTTTGGTTCTGCTGATCTTGGCTGTCCCTGGCGGGCCGGTCATCTTGATTTTAGCGAAGGCGAGACTAGCGCGGTCTTGGCGCTCGCGCTACTTCGAACGTGACGTAATGCAGTTCCCGTCACTGTTTTGGTTGTGGAACAATGCCGAGGATGGCGTAGACGGCCTCCGAGGTGGAGATCCTGCCCAGCAATGGTGGGCGGACAAGACGGCCGGCTGGAGCCCGCAGAAGCGCATCTTCGTCTGGTCAGCGCTGCGAAATCCCGTCGACAGCCTGCGCTGGGTGCCTGTCATCAATCCAAAGCTCGAGCCCTCACGCGTTCGATTCGTCGGCATGGATCACGAGCCCGGTGACGGTGAGTCCGGCTGGTACTTCGCATGGCTATCAGGTACGGCGTACTCGTGCATTCGTGTTGAGCGCTATGGATTCAGGTTTTGGCTGGGAAACAAGATCCATCCCGAAGACGTGAGGGGATTGCAGCCCGGGGACTACCGGGCGATCCGGTGTGACTTCGCGTGCCAGTTCAAGCGCGTGACATGAACGAACCGCCGCACATTGATGACGGAACGTCAGCAGCACTAGAGGTCGATGACGAGGAAGGCATGAACAATAAGGGCGGAATCGGGCAGGTAGTCCTTGCCGGACTGATCATCGCTTTCGGCTCGTGGGGTCTCACGAAGATCACGGATCACAGCAATGACACGATTACTGCAACAGCTATCGCAACGCTTACAGAACGTGTTTCAACCCTCACGGAACAGGTCAGGAAGCTCAATGACCAACCCTACGCAACCCGGGCAGACCTTGCCGGCATCTCGAGTCGCGTTGATGGACTCGAACAACGGTTCACAGAGCACGCGCGGGAAGAACAGTCCCGTCGCCAGCGCTAGTGTCAGCGGTGTTCCGCCGAGCCTGTTCTGGGCAAACACTCTCGTTGCCGGTCTTGCGATCGCTATCGGTTTCTGGGCGATCTTCCAGGCACGACTGGCAGAGCGAGAAGCGCGAATGCTCCAGTACTACGTTCTGGAGATGGATGCGAAATTGATTGCGGCTGGTGTGAAGAAGCCGGAAGAGTCAGTAGCGAGTCAACAGGAGAAGCGTAAATGAGTGGCGGCGGCGGCGGTGTAATCATCATCCAGAACCTCGTGGAATCAGGAAAGTTCACTCCAGAAGAGTGCGCGAAGCTGCGCGAGATCCAGGCACGCTCGATAGTGCGCTGTTCATGGCTCGATTCGCGGCGCGTGGCGAAGATCGTCAAGCGGGGCCTGCGGCGGACGTGAACCAAGAGGCGATTCTCTGGATTATTGGCGCGGTCATCACACTGGTGACCGCCGCCACCGGCGCAGTGGCCGCCGCACTGTGGGCGCACGTAGGACACTGTAAGGAAGTCACGGCCGCGGTAGCTCGAATGGAAGCGATGGTTGAGCGCCTGTCAGGAGAGATCGGAAGCCACGAGACAGGGCTTCGCGGCTCGGTCCACGAGATCGCCAATCGAACCACGGAATACGGCATGAGGCTCTCAATGTTGGAGCGGGAGAGACGATGACCACCGTTGAAATCACGTACGGCCGGCTCGGCACTGAAGAGGGCCGGCGCGCGTTCGCCTACGATGACTCAACTGGTCGACGCGTAACCTGCCAACCTGCCGGCAACCTCTCAATCGCGGTCGGCGTGAACCTCGAGACCGGCCTGGATGACGAGGAAATCGACTGGCTTTCGCAGCATCGCTTGCAGAAGGTCGCGCGGCAGCTCGCCGGATACTCGTGGTACGCCGCGCTCGATGAAGCCCGGCAGTCAGTGTGCCTCGATATCGCGTTCAATCAGGGCCTGCACGGGTTGCTGCACTACCCGAATATGATCGCCGCGCTTGGCCGGCAGGATTGGGAAACGGCAGCCAAGGAATGCTCGGCAGCAGATCCTCGACTCAAGGGGCGCTATGACTCGCTCGCGAACATCCTTCGGACGGGCATGCCATGAATAAGCAACTGCTACTCCACTGGGCTGAAGTGATCGATAGCTGGCGCGTCTTCCCACGGCTATTCCTGATCGGTTGCTTTCTGTGGACCGTGGAAGTTACGCGCTGGCTGCTCCAGTGGTACACGATGCTCCCCAAGGAAGATCGCGGCATCGAAGCGTCAGGGTTTGCCAGCATCGTATTCGTCGCGGTGCTCGGCTTCCTGAAGCTCGTCTACACAACCTACGCTCAGACGGGCCGCGACTGGAACCAGCAGCAGAGTTCCACTCAAACGACTGTCGCGAGCACCACGACGACGGTGCAGCCCTGATGTGGCCAGCCCTTCTCGTACGCTTCTGGAAGCCGCTCGCAGGCGCAGCGCTGCTCATCGGATTGGCCCTATGGGCGCATCACGCCGGATACGAATCAGGCCACGCGGCTTCGGAGGCACACTGGCAGCCCTTGTTTGCCGAGGCCGAGCGCGCACGTGACGCCGCGAATCTCGCCGCTCGCCAAAAGGAAGCGGACAGCACTCGACTATCTCAAACGGCAGAGGCCGAACATGCGAAGACCGTGGCATCTCTCAACCTCCGTGCTGCTGATGCTGAGCGGAGCAATCTTAGCCTCGTGCGCCAGCTCGCCGCCCGTTCCCGTTGTGGCACGGTGCGCGAAGCCAGCGGACCCGCCGCCGTCCCTGATGCTGCCCCCGCAAGCGACGAACGCCTTGCAGGAGCAGCAGACCGCTTTACAGACCTTGCTCGACGCTGTGAGTCTGACGCGCGGCAACTAACTGAGTTGCAGGGATGGGTGACCGGGCAGCTGGAGATTCTACGCGCAGAGCGCTGACCTTCTCGATTCCGCGTCTATATACGCGCTTTGTGATGCCTGGATTCGAATGCCCGAGCAGCTTTGAAGCCTCTTCCAGCGATGCACATTTCGTTGCGCAAAGGGCACGGAGGTCATGGAAAGAATATCTGACGCCTCCTTGGCGGCAGTAGGCATTGATTGTGCGTTGCCAGCATGCACGGAAGCCCTCGCTTGTGTACTGACCACCGAACTTGTTAGTAACGACGTACTCCGAACGATTCGGCAGCATCCAGCATCTACCGAACACTCGCTTTAGATCCGGCGTAATCGCGATAGCCAGGCGCTTGCCAGTCTTGCCCTGCTGGAAGTAAACGTATCCATCCCGGATATCAGTCCACTTCAGGTTCAGCAGGTCGCTTTGCCGCTGGCCGAGCCGTAGGGCCAGATCCATCATCAGGCCGACACGCACCGGCGCGCTCGAGCGCACGGCTTCAAACTCCGCATCAGAGACGAGCCGATCACGCGGGTGAGTCCTCGGGCGCTTTACATCTCTCAGCACATTCGCCGGAATGACGTACCAAAAGCTGACCGCTTGGGTCAGCGCGGCCGAGAGCACTCCAAGCTGGCGAATGCGCTGAACGATCCCCTTCTTCCCAACCGGGATCGACAGGAACGGCGCGAAGTCCTTCGGCTTGAGCTCGCAGGCAACGCGGTCGCCGTACCAGCGCTTGAGATCGCGGATGTGGCGGACGTAGTCGCGCGCTGTTCGGGGAGCAAGGCGGGGCAGGCACTCGGCCTGGTATCGATCGAGAATTTCACTGATCGTGGGTGTCGTGTTTGTTTGCACGACACGCGATTATTCACATGTTTCGCGCTAAGCAAACTCAGTGCGCCGTCATAATGCCCCTGTATGAAGGCGCAGAATTACAGATCGAAACGTGCTTTTACAGATCGGGGTGTGCGGAAATGGCGCCCCCGGCCGGAGTTGAACCGACGACCTACCGCTTAGGAGGCGGTTGCCGGAACGCTCATAAGTCAGTGTCTACCAATGGAAATGAAGCGCGGCACATCTGTAATTCGATATGAGAAATGCCTCGAAATCACTCGGTGATTCTCGCTGCATTCTGTTAATTACAGACCGAAATTATTTTCGCTCGCGCCCGAGAATCTTCAACGCTTCGCCGCGCTGAGGCAAGCGCCGGTAGTGCGCGCGGGTCACCTTCACGTCGGAATGGCCGAGCAGGTTCTTCGCCTGCTCGTCTGTCTCTGCCTCACTGCCGGCCTTGCCGCGCAGGTCGTGGAGACCGTAGCGCTGCTCGCGGGTGATGCGTTTCAGCTTGATCGCACGTCGCACCAGACGTTGCCAGGCGCTCTGGAAGCCGTCCGAGGTGTACGGCTTGCCGCCGCGCTGACAAAAGATGAATCGCCGCACCTGTGGCGGCAGGCGGAGCGCCGCCTTGATGATCTCGACGAGGTCCGGCCCATCGACCTGCTGGAATTTTCCCGTCTTCGGGCGATCGAACAGGATGCCGGTCTGGGTAATGTGCCGGCGCTCGAGCATCCGCAAGGTTGCTCCATCGAGCCCAGCGCACCACGCCGCATCCATCATGCAGCCAATCATTGGCGGAGCGATGTCGCGAAGGGCGAAAAACATCGCATCCGTCACGTATGGCCGCGGCTTCTTGTTTCGTACTTCGAGTCCTAGCTCAAACCACGGGTTCTCCGTCTTGCGAGCTCCAACCTGCCGGGCGTAGGTGAGGAGGGCGGACATCGCCCGGATCTCGTGCTTGGCCTGTTCAGTCTCGCCGCGCTTCCTCCAATACGTCCACGCGTGATGCGGCTCTATCGCTGACGCGGGCATCCCGCCGAACACCTTCAGCGGACGTTTCATGTCGTTCCGCCGGCCCGCCTGCGTCTTCTTCGCGAGCTTCGGTAGTTCCTCCACCTGATACTTTGCCCACAGCCGCTCGATCGTGTTCGTGGGCGCGTTGGCCGCGAGGATTCGGGCAAGCGCCGTCAGCATGCCGGCATAGTCATCGAGCGGGGCGAGAGTGCAGCATTCCCGGGTGCGCGGGTCCTCGTAGTAGTACGAAGCAGTGGAGCGCCTGACGTACTTCGGCAACCCTGGATGGGTTGTTCTTCTTCTGCCCATAGTCAATCCAGTGCGTTGAAGTTCGGAATAGCCGCCTGTTCGATTGTGCGCACGGTCTTGCGCAGGCCGAGGGCGGCGTCGCGGTGGGCGCGCGCCACGATCAGCGTTCCGTCAGGCCTCGGCGTTACCTTGATACCTAGGCTCGCGAGCACGCGCCGCTGAGCCGCACGTCTAGTCTTGTTAGTCAGCTCTACGATCTCGTCGTTGGTAAGTAGATCGCTTTCAGCCATTGCGCTCATTCGCCTCGAATGATGTCACTCATGAGCTGCTCGTTCCGCTCCTTGTTGCAGTCTTGGGCGGCATCCAGATCGGGAGATTGACTGCATCAGGATCGGCAATAAACCCAACGACCCAGAAGTCTCGGCCGCCATTCAGTTCCGCCATGAGGCAGTTTTCGCTTTTGCTGAAGCGGTGGAACGTGTCGCCATCGGCGTTCATTTTCCAGCGAGCCACGAACGGGATAGCCTCCAACTCTGCGAGCGTGGAGAACTCAGCTCGATCCGGCGGATCGCGATCGGTATCCACGAAAGTCGGAATATGCTGTTTGATCTCGTTCTTCATTGACCCGCTCCTCCGCTACCTTGTTGCGGTCACGGGTGCTCGTCCCGCTCGCCACGCCAATAAGCGCGAATTTTCGCTTTCACCTTCTCCCAGCGAGCATCTAGTTGAGCGCGAAACATCCGCTGTCCGTCCATACGTGCGCCGTGGCGTGTTGGGCCGATACGCTTGTCGTGTTTGCGGCCCACCTTCTTGCGATTCCCTGCGCGGGTGAACTGCTCGGCAAGCGGAGTTTTGTGATCGAAGTCGAGTCGCATATACTTCCTCTCGCCCGAAGCCCTCCAACCAACGGCTGGAGGGAAACCGAATTCGCCGCACGGCGATAGGTGCCGACTGATCACCGGCTAGGGCCTCGCTCTCTTTCATTTGGCGCCCCCGGCAGGACTCGAACCTGCGACCGCCTCATTAGAAGTAAGGTGCTCTTCCGACTGAGCTACGGGAGCGGACATCGATGGCTCTTTAGGTAGCGCATGCCAGTGCGTAACCAAACCCGGATAGCGAATCCCGCCAGCCTCCCAGTGGCTGCCAGTCCATTCGGCCATCCGTTTGCACACGGAGTATCGATCACCAGCATGGTACGCAATAATCACTGCTTCCCAAACGGGTGGCTTTTCGTTATCGACACTTATCCAGAAGTTCATTGACCCGCTCCTCGACGCTCAGCGTTCATAGAAACCACGGCTGGTACATGTCCCGCCATTCCTCGTCCGGCTCCATCTCGTCATCTGGGTCGTCCGGCTCTTCTGGGTCTTCGACCATGCCGGTACCCTTGCACTCGTAGCATCGCTCGAAGGAGTGACGGCCAGAGCCGCCGCACATTCCACAATCTCTGAATGAGGTCATGTGGTTCTCTCAGCGCCGCGTTCGGTCTCGAGGCGCTTCAGCGAAGCTTGGAGGTTCACCACGGCCTCGGTAAGGTCCGGCGAAACGCTCAGAATGTAGCTTGAGCCGCTCATGGAGTAGCCGTAGTGCCAGCCGATACCCGGCTCCATCGGTCCACCACCGTGCCACAAAAGCGATAGGCGCCATTCGCAGCCATGCTTATCCTTGAGCCTGAAAGGCAAGGTCTTGAGTGCGGTCAATGCTTCGTCTGCAGTCATGGCTCGGTTCTCACAGTACAACGTCCACGTAGATCGTCGGCGCGGCCGGTCCAACACGCGTACCGCAAACGCCAATGCCGTGCCGGTTGCGAATAACTATGTTGCAGTCTGGGTGCCGTTCCTCGGCGATCAGCAACGCGAGCATGTCCCAGCGATCCGCCTTGCGCGGGTCATAGGGGAAGTTCTTCACGTACTCGAAATCAGGTGTCACTGGCCCACCCCATGCGTCCAAGGTGACAGCCGCACGCGGGACACTGCACCAACGGGAACGTATCGGTCCCATGGTAGACGATGGTGAACGTCTTATTGCGGCAGGCCTTGCACGCAAGCAGGTCCCGCGCATCGGGTTCGAGCTTGTCGTTCCTGAACGCTAAGTGGACCACGTTGTCACTCATGAGCTGATGTCCGGTTCTCAGATGCCGAAGCGGTGCGCATCATCTCGTCGCAGTCATTCTCTAGCGAGCGAGTCACCCGTTTAAATACGTTGTATTGTTCTGCTGGACTGAGGTGCGCCGTCTCAGATCCGACGTAGTGCAGGACTGCGTTGAAAGCGATCTCGCAATCGCGACCGTTGATGTCCTCTGCAAGCGCATAAGATGCGGTCAGTTGCTCGAAAACTTCCCTGCGATTCAGCCCATCGGCGCGACATACACCCGTATCCCGCACCATTACAGCCGCAGTAGCCATCAACTTCTGAACGTTCACTGGAATCGCACGGAACTGGCTCGTGCAGGTCGGGCAGATGACCAGATCGTTATCAGGATCTCGCGGACCTGTGCCCATAAGTCCAGTCAGTGCCGCGGCGGCATCGTATAGAGCGTCGCTCGCTTCTCCGTCATCGGTCTCGATCGCTACATCGCGCAGCTTCTCGATAAGTGCCTCATTGCAGGTCAAAATCGGTCGCACTTCTGTAGCTGCTGACGGTTCGAGAGATGCTCGATAGGCTCGCAGCGCCTTTACCGTGAGCGCCAATGATCCGTCGATGACCTCGTACGGGTAGCCGTCGGCCATTGCGCTCTCGGCGTACTCGAGCAGCTCGTCCAGCTCCGCAATCTCTTTTGTCATGAGAGTATCCAGTGCTCGATCGCGCGCAGTATCGCGTTCAAAGCGAGTAGGGTTGCCCAGCCGAAAAGCGCGCCGCGCCAGAAGGTCTTTCTCTCGGTAGTCATGTAGCTGATCCTGAGTTATCCGGTGTCGGTGGAATCTCGTTCCACATCGTATCGACGAAATCGATGAGCAGCCCCAGCCGTATGAAGTACGCATCTCGATCCGACCGAGAATCGAACATCATCGCCATGTAGGCTTTCGCCGCGGCCCGCAGGTCGTCTTGCGAATAAGCTTTGCGCAGCGGCTCTGTCATGTACTCGGTCCTGGTTGATCTTCGCCTCTCGCAATTTGGAGCGCCTTGTCGCGGATGTCCAGATGCACGAAGGGCAGCACGTAGTCGAGAGCCAGGAGTCCGGCGACAGCCTCATCGACGAGCGACGCGTCCACGATGTCAGCGCTATCAGCAGTGTAGCGCCCGCTATCACGGAGGCGGTCTGAGAGATTCTGTAGGCGATCGGTCAGGCTGCTCATTTCTGCTCCACTGGCGTGGGGGAATGAAGTATCCGCAGGCACGTCTTGCAGGTCACGAGCTTCGCCAGCCGGTCATACCGGCTCTTGACGATCGACGTACGCTTGGCCCGCCGCCCACACAGAACTTCCATCACCATGTTCATGGCGTGAACTTTTCGGCGGTCGCGTCTCATGGCTCTGTACCTGATGGCACGGTTACTTCAGCTCGTTCGCGCCGACATCGGTGAGCATCAGCTTCCCGTCGCCGTCTTCCATCACGAACACCGGCATGATCTCCTTTCGTAGTAGCGGGCCAATCGGCTCGTGGTCGTCGTCGAAGTTGGCAACAGTCGCGTTGCCGCCGGTGTTGCGGACGTACTCAAGGGCGCGTTTCAGATCTGGTCGCATATCACTTCTCCGTAGTTACTGGTGCGCTGCCAGCGAATCCAGGCTCGACGCGAGTCAGTAGCGACTCAGCGACGCCTTCGGCAAATCGAATGTGATTTTTGAGCGCGGTCACTTCGGCCGGGCTGCTCAGATTCGCGTCCTCAGGCCGGATGCCGGCATCCCAGAGCGCCTGCATGAGGCTACGGGCCGACTGCGGCGAGATGGCCAGTGTCGGCTCTCCATATATCGTATGCGGCTCGTGGCGCTCCAAGGTGAAGTCCATGGCCTTGGCCACGTGACGCTCGCCATTGCCATAGTCGAGCACCGCAAGCAGGTCGACGCTGTCACGGTAGATGGTGGACTGCGCCAGCCATTTCAGATTCACGCTCACGTAGCTGATCCTCCATTGTCTGCGAGTATCACTCGGTCACCTTCTCGCCGGACACGCGGCAGACGTGCTGCATCAGGTCGGCCAGATTGAACTGGACATAGCACCGCTCGTTTCTATCGGTGAACGCCAGCTCGATGCCCCCATCGTTGCGTACCTGAGTGACCTCAAGTAGGACGTTCTCGTCAATGACCTCTCCACCTTCGCCCTTCTTGTCGAAGGTCATGAGGTGACCGACAAACTCTTCTTCTCGTTTCGTTGCCATTACTTCATCCCTCGCTCTCTGCAGCTCAATTGACGGGCTGAAGCACGACGCAGCGTTTCCGCCTCATCATGCGCTCGTGTTCGTCTTCGTCCATGCAGGCGTCCTCGGGGCTCCAGCTTGTCCAAAAAACACTGCCGCTCCACGTTGTCTCTGGCGTGTAGATTGCTTCATTGCTGGCGTCCGAGAGCGGCGAGTAATTGTTCCCTTCACCGTCGGCCTGAAGGATTACCTCGGCGTTCGGATCGCAGGTCTTCAGGAACTGAATCAGTTTCTTAACCTTCATGAGCTGTTGTCCTTGTGGAATGTTTCGATTCCATCGCGTCGCACGTTGTGCAGTGCGTACCTATCTTCACGCCGTGTTCGCATCCGGCCAGGTGCACGCCCTCTTTGATGTATCGCATCGGTGGTGGTGCAGGGGGCGGAGGAGGCGCTGGCACATCGTCAGCAGGTCGTTCGCTAAGGACGGCCGTCGCGCCATGTGCGTTCTGATAGGCGACCTCCATCACGATCAACTCCTCGGCGCGCTGCTCGAAAGTCTGGCCGTCCTCAACTCCGATGCAATCGGCCATCGCTTGCTCAAGCTCCTTGGAGAGCGCTAGCTCGCGTTCCAGGCGCTCGATCTTGTCGAGCAAGGCGCGACGATCGGCCCCAAGCTGGTTGTAGTCGCTCACCAGAGCCTGATCGCCACCCGGCCATACGAGCCGATGCCACTTCAGGTTGCGAGTACGAATGAGGTCAAGGTCAGTGGGGATGTTGCGTTCAGTCACTTTGGCCTCGGCAGTTTTCGCAGAACTTGACGCGGACGATTTCCGTAGGCTCTGGTGCCGGCGCTTCGAATGGCGGGAGCTGCGGCTTCCCTCCAGCCTGTATCTCTCGCAGCAGTTCGGCGGCCTTGCCGGCGCTGATCTGGCCGTTACCGAGAATGCGCAGCACATGGAAGTCGTCTCTACCACGTCGAAACGTGAGGTGATCATCGGTGCCCTTGTTGTGCTCGTTCATGCGGCCGCCTTCATCTGCTTCACCATCCTGTCGTAGAGGATCACGTTGACGGTGGCCGCGAGGTTCATGCAATACCTAGTTGGCACGTACACCGTGTCGCGGCACCAGCCGACAATGGAAGGGCCGAGCGTGCCATCCTCAGGGCCAAACACGTAGAACGCTCGTTCAGGGTGCTGGTACTTGTTCAGCGGCGTAGCACCCTCGATCAGATCCACCGCCACGGGCACGCAGTCGAACGGTATGGCGTCGTTCAGGTCAGCGCACTGGACTAGCGGGATATGCCGATACGCCGCCTGTGGGTCCGTGGGCGCTCGTGTATAGCGCTGCCCCGACGTGACCACGAGAGCAGCGCCGTAGCAGTGAGCCGCACGCAGTACGCTGCCGACGTTGGCCGGCGTCTTCGGCTGGTTCAGTCCGATCGCGGCATAACCGCGTGGTCGGTGCTCTCGGGTGGTCACTGAGGTCATGTCACCAGCTCGAACTCGCGGGCCTTGTCGTAACTGACCGTGAAGCCAGCAGCGTTGCGATGGCCGCCACCGCCATACTGTTTCGCTACATCCGAGACGTCGAGCCCATCGTCGGTGGAGCGCAGGCCGAACACGCGTCCCTTCGGCGTGTCCCAGTAGCAGCCGGCGAACGGCTCACCTTTCGCGAGCGCGTGCGCAGCGTCGCTGACGTGGATGTAGGGGAGGTTGGCGATAGGCACATTGTGGCCGCCGATGTTCATGCGGCGGGTGACGACGCCGATCAGTTCGTTCACGTCCTTGAAGTGCTTGCGCTCGATTGCCTTGCCTTCTGCAATCAGTTCATCGACGGGCCGTTCCATCAACCTGTCCCACACTTCGAAGTCGTACGGGTGGCTGAATACGTTCGCCTGGATCTCGCGGGTACCATTCAGGGCGAAGCGCCACAGGTCCCGGTCTTCGATGTGCTTCAGGAGCTGTGGCGGCTCTGTATGCCCGTGGAACCATTCCCACGCCAGCGTGGCGCCCGACTTCTCCAGACTCACAAGTGCCTCGATACGCTTCGACTCGATGAGCGGGGCGAGGTCTTCGAGGGCCGTCTTGTGGTGGTCGATCAGAACGACGCGAGTAGCCTTCTCGCAAATCTGCTCCACCACAGCTCGCTTGTACGAGAAGTCCACGAGGTACACGTCTCGGCCCTCCACATCAGGCGGCGCGGTCTGGTAGACCCCGGCGTGGAAGTCGTGCACGCGATCAGCGTGGCGAGAGAAGACCCACGCAGCGCCGAAGCCGTCTGCGCAGTTGCCGTGATAGATGCAAAGAGGCTTCATTGTTTCTCCAGTGAAATTACGTGCTGAGCTTCGGCCTGCGAGTCACGCCAGCCGAATGCCATCTCGTTCCGTATGCGAATCAGGTCGTTCGTCTTCTCGAGCTGCACGGCGTCGCTCCCGAATCTCTTTCGGAACTCGATCGGATGACGCTTCAGAGAGGGGCCCAGCGTCTCGTATAGGCTCGCAGGGCCGTGACCTTGGTGATGCCAGCCACAGAGAGGCACCGTAAATTCGTCGCCCAGTTTCTTCTGCCCGGCGTGCTCGTCGAGGTTCTGGTGATGGATCTCGGGGTACACGTCCGGCATGCCGAGCATCCAGCAGGCGAGACAGCCGATCTCCTTCAGCCGGCGGAACCGAAGCTCTCGGGCCTTCGCATTCATGCTGCGTGCGCCTCTGCGCCTTCGCGCTCGACCTCGCGCAGCCACTTACTCAGCATCTTGATAAGGTCGTCCTGGGCGAGACGGTCTTTCACATCGGGCAGCACCTTCTTCTGGACGAAGGGCGCAACGCGCTTCACATACTCGCCCCACTGCGCCGGATTCATCTTCTTGTAGCTGATCGACTGCACTTCGCGGATGCAGTACTCGGTAGAGGCGACCGGGTGCTCGAGATAGAGCCCGCAGCCGAGCTTGATAGCGTCGCTCGCGTCCTTGCGGTCAAAGATCCGCTTGTAAACGGGCTGCCGGTTCACGCGATCGAACTCGATTTGCCGGACGTGTTTGGCGATCAGGGCGCACATCGCCCAGTACTTGCGGAAGGACACCGGGTCACGTACGCCGATCGGCTCGAAGCAGCCGCACTCGTCGTCCTCCATGGCCTCGATGACGGCGCGACTCTCGTCGTCGGTCGGGAGTAGGGCGCCGCCCTGCTTCATGAACCAGACTCCGTCGCTCATAGCTGCACCTTGCCGTACTTGCCGCGCCCGTGGGCTGCGCGGTCGATCGTGTTGGTACTCACGTCGAACTTCTCCGCCAGCTCCATGCGAGTGTAGCGGCGCTCCTTTTGCGGAGTCGCCAGCCACTCGCGGATCTCGCGGACGGCTTCCACGTTGAGGGCTGGGCGAGGTCCGGGGCTCATGCTGCTTTCCTCAGCTTCTTGAGCGCCTCGACTTCCTGCTCGACCTCGCCCAAGAACTTAAGCAGTTCGACTTCGTATGCGGCGAGCTCGTTCTTGAACTCGCTGCGGTAGGCGCGCACGACTAGCAGCTGCAGGCCGGCCGGCAGCCGATCGTCGTACGAAACGAAATCGTAGTGCTCAGCGTCCTCGGCCACCCAAAGCTCGTGGGTTACCTGCGGCACGTATTCCGGTGGCACCCGATTGCACTTCAGATACTCAACGTGCGTTGTGGACTTCGGGCACTTGAAGCTGACCAGGCCACCGTCGATCCGACCGTCAGGGGAGCAGCCGGCTAGATGCTCGACCATCGAGAGGAAGCCGACGCTCTGAACAATCTCTCCGGTCTGGATCTCGTATGCATCGCGAGCCGCGGGCTCAAGATCGATGCCACGCTGCATCTCGGCGCTGATGAACCCGTTTTCCTGAGGCGTGCCCGTAAGACGCTCAGTCGCGAGCTGGAGCTTGTAGTCACGGCGCGTGGCCGCTTCGCCACTCTTGATCTTGGCGAGCACTGCGGCAGCCCGAGACGCCGTGGCGCGGCCCGCCCGCGCTGCATACCACTCGGGCGTGCGCTGAGCGCAGTCGATGATGTCGTAGCGGCTCATTTGAGCCTCGCTGCGTCTGCGGCCTTTGCGGCGTCGATCGTCTTCTGGCGCCACGCTGCATCAGTCTTGAGCGCGTATTCGCGCAGCGGCTTCAGGGTTGCCTTCCATGCGATGCTGAACCGCTCGTAGCCCTCCTTCGCCTTCTCGGTCATGTCCGCCTTCCAGCTCGCGTAGCCGTTAGGCTCAGCCGGCGACTCGGATGGAGCAGGGCGCTGCTGCGCAGTCGGTGCTGGATCGTCCTCCTCGTACTCCTGTGTGAAGACCTCGGAGAGGCCAGCCATGCGCAATGTCGCGTCGATCATCGCGGACTTCGCGCACATCTTGAGTGCCTTGTTCAGGTCGTCGTAGTCCTGAGCGAGTGAGCGGGCTCCGATGCCGTCGGCGACGATGCGACCCGATCCGTCCACCATGTGGCAGCGAAGGATGATCTGTTTCAGCTCGACGCCAGTGAGCGCCGCCTCTTCGTATTTCTGCAGCGTCGGGAAGGTTGGCGTCACGCCCAGCATGCCGGCGATCTTCTCGGAGCCTGGCTTGAACAGGCAGTCCTTCGAATAGTGGGCCGGATTCTTGCAGTCGTTTCCGAGCTGGCACTTCTTCCACCCGACGACATGGATCTTCCCGTAGTCGATATCCTCGACCAAGGACGAGCGCACCCAGTCCATGAGTGCCTTACGATTGGCACCACGGCGCGCCAGTGCCCCACGGAACGCCTCCGGTGAGATATCCAGAGGATTGGCCGCCATCAACTGCTGGGCCGGCTCGACGGCCGCCGGGATGACTTCCGCGATAGCGCTCACGATGCTTGTCTCCATTTCTGTTCAAGGCGGCGCTGCACGTTCTGTCGGACGCGCTCGCGCCAAAGTTTTTCGATGGCCTGGTCGGCCCGTTCCTGCTCGATGCGACGCGCGCTCTCGAGCTGCCATTTCGTGCGCCTGTCTGCGAAGGGGCTCACAGCGGCACCTTCGAAACGGTGAGCGGCGCGTCTTGAGCTGGTCCTGTTTTCGGAGCAGGTACAGCGCCGCAGTCGCACGGATAGCGACCGGTTTCCGGGTTCGCGTACATAGACATGCAGGTCGGCTTATGGCGCAGCAACTCCGCTGATGTCTCGCTAGCCGCCGCGGCTTTCGGAGCGGGTAGCGGGGTGCAGTTGCACTCCCAAGCTCCATCAAGCATTCCGCAGCTTGGACCTCGGCGACATTCATCCGACGCTCGCTTCGGCTCGAATTCGAGCAGCTCTTCCAACAGCCCGAGACGTTCTGCGCGAAGCTGACCGATGATCCCGTTCCCCTGCGTATCGGGATGGTTGTCGTGCATGCGCTTGATGAGTAGCTCTTGTGCGGCTATCTCAGCACGCAGCATTGCTGACCACTCTGCCGTTTTTGTAGCTGCTGGCGTCTCGGGTTGTAGCGGGCGTTCCATAAGCATGCGCTGCAGGTATTCGATTTCGTCCGCAGCTTCGAGCCGAGCGCGCGTCTTCTCATCCTCAGACTTCCCATAGGGGTTTCGGAGAATGTGCAGCAGGTCCTTCGTGGTGAGTGACCGCTGTTTTGAGGTGACGACCTCTTGCAGCGCCGGGCAATCTGGGTTCTCGTGATACGGCGGCACATTCGATACCGCGCGACACGTACACTTACCGGCCATCGGTGTTCCCCTGTGCGCAATCTAGTGCGGAGTTGTTGCGCTTAAACCGACGCC